ATGAGATTCGACGCCCGCACCGCAAGCAAGCTGCCGCCAGGGCAGCACCTGACCTTTGACGGCTTTCCAGGCCTCCGTCTACAAGCGAGCGAAAGCCGTCGCTCGTGGATCTACCGTTACAAGTCCCCGATCGACGACCGCATGCGCCAAGTGAAGCTAGGCGAGTGGCCAGCAATGGGGTTCCCCGCTGCGATCGCCGAATGGGAGCAGAAGCGCTCGGCACGCGACGGCGGAGCCGATCCTGCGGCAGAAAAGCGAGAGAAGCGCCAAGTGATCGCCACAACGCGCGCGATCGGTACCTATACGGTCAAGCAGGTTTGCCTGGACTACATCGGCGGATACCTCGAGCCCAATCGAAAAGAGAAAGGGGTGATCGAGGTGACGCGCATGTTCAAGGCAATGTTGGGGCCGATTGCAGCTCTGCCGGCGGCCGCAATCAGTCGCGCGCAGGCGTTCGAGTTCTTGGATTCCTACCGAGCGACGCCTGCGCTTGCGGCTAGGCTCCGGATGGAGCTCGGCGGCGCATGGGACCATGCGATGGACGCGGGTCGGCTGCCTGACGGCACGCCGAACTGGTGGCGAATGATCTTGCGCGGGAAACTTCGCAGCAAGGGACGCACGATTGACGGCGTCGCCATGGGCACGAAAAAGCGGGTGTTGAGTGAGGACGAAATCGGCACGCTGCTCCGATGGCTTCCGAATATGAGCCTGACAGTGTCGGACGCAGTCACGCTCTACCTGTGGACTGGTGCCCGAGGTGGCGAAATCGTTTCTATGGAGTCGCACGAGATCGCTGAGGAGGCGGACGGTCTGTGGTGGACCGTGCCAAAGGAAAAGACGAAGAACTCGTGGCGGTCAAAGGCGGCAGATTTGCGAGTGCCACTTATCGGCCGCGCCGAGGCGATCGTTCGGCGGCGCAAAGAGCTGGCTGTGAATGGCTTTCTGTTCCCGACGTCGACCGGAGAAATGATGAAGCAGACCGTTATTTCGCACGGCGTTTACTACCATCAACCGTACTGCAAGCAGGTGCCTAGCCACAATCGCCCCCGACTGCCGGTGACGCATTGGTCGCCTCATGATCTGAGGCGGACCGCCCGAACAGTGCTCGCCGCGCTTGGGTGCCCGCATGATGTCGCGGAGGCGGTACTCGGGCATATTCAACCCGGGGTGGCCAGTGTGTATAACCGGCACCAATATGATCGCGAGCGCCGAGAGTGGCTCACGCGCCTGTCACAGTTCCTTGAAGAACTCGCGCTCCGGTATCCGACGAAGTAATTGTGTCTGAGGCTGGGCTAGACCGAACAGACAGCGTCAGATCGTCTGACTCAGTTCGGCCAATTCTCGCCTTTCGGTTGCGCGGCTCGATAGACTCTCATGTGGCTGTTCCGTCCAGGAAACGGACACGCGCTAACTTACAAAGCGTGTATAGTCTTCCCAGTTGTTCTTCGGAGGCGGCGTCCTTACTTCGTTCGAGAGGGGGAATGTATGGGAAAGAAAGTCGTTGTGACAGTTGTTATGGATGAAGACGCTGAGGTGACGGTCAAACCATTGGCTGCTCGACTTGCGGTATCTCCTCCTTCAACTCCTGAGGGAAACAACCAGCATTTGCTAAGCATCTCACACACTGTGACTTCATTTCCCGTCACCGGAAACGATGGTGACGCGGACGTTGACCCAAATCATTGAAGGACGCTTGGGCGATTAGTTCGCCCAAGCTCCGTTTCTTCAAATCGCGCGATGATTCTAATAATCGGGTCGCAGAGTGATCCGCACGTGTCGAGCGTCGCGGCACATCTTTCACGCGAGTCAACCACATATGCAATTCTAAATCCTTTCGAGCCGTCTTCGGCAGTAACACGAATTTCATTGCAAGCGTCAACTGAATTGTCCATAGGGGCATCAGCACCTTTTGTTGAAGGCGTCACATCTGTTTGGTGGAGACTTAAACCCAATAACGGATTCCCAGGTAGTGGCGCAACTGCTTTATACGATTATTATTTTCGACAGCGCGAATGGAGTCACGTTCTCGAGTATTTGGAGTATCAGTATGCAGGCGCTCGCTGGATTAATGAGCGGGCTGCATCAAAGAAGGCGTCAAACAAGCTGCATCAATTAAAAGTTGCCGAATCAATAGGATTTAATGTTCCGCGGACGCTGATTACTAGCGATATAGCTGAACTGATAGAATTTGAGAAGTCCATCGAACCTGCAAAAATATTATTCAAGACATTCACTCCATATGCCAGTCCAGATGGAAAGCTGGCCTACGCGCAAATCGTACATCTTCAAGATTTGCGCGCGATGGAAGGCTCAGTATCAAGCTGCCCTTCACTTTATCAGGAATACATTGAAAAGGCATACGAGCTCCGCATTACTGTAGTCGGAGACGAAATATACTGTGCTAAAATCATTGCGGCTGACACCGAAGCCGCTAGTCAAGATTGGCGAGCGGGCCTGTTCGAGAACAAATACGAGTTGGAAACTATCCCCGATATCGCGCATCGGATGGTATGCCAAATGTCTCGGGAATTAGGAATCGTTTATGGCGCTTATGATTTTATCGTGCGACCAGATGGCAGCCTTGTTTTCCTTGAGGTGAATCCGTTCGGTCAATGGTTATGGCTCGAACAACAGCTAGGCCTACCGATATCTAGGGCGATCGCGGACTGGCTACGAGGTGATTGACCGGAACCTATTTTCGCTTGGGTCTACCCACACATTCGATGCGAATTATAAATTGGAAGCACGGCCAATCTCGCTTCGTGCCGCGACCGATAACCGTCACGCGTTTTGGAGAGCCAAACATGAGCGACGACGATGGAATGATGGTGTGCGACGTTGAGCTATCGGAACGTGAAACCTTCCACATAGGTAGGATAATTGCCCTGTGGGGGCGCTCGAACATGAGGTGTTCATCCAGACTCTGATGACCTTTGATTTGGGCGTCGGAGAGCTAGAGAAACTTCCCAAAAAAATGAACGGAATACAGTTCACAGATACGCTGAAATTGTGGAAGGAGCGGGTGATTGGCGCTGCCAAGGGCACACGCCGCGAAGTACTGGAGCGCCAATACGAAGGCATCTGCCACTACCAGGAATTTAGGAACGCGCTTGTACATGGAATGTGGGATTGGTCGAAATCCGATCCGAGACGAATAACCTCAGTTCGTATCAACAAGCGAGAGGTGCGTCGTGTCCACTTTTCCGCCGACGACTTGGAGAGGTTCAACCTGGCTCTGCAGCGAATCAATTTCTGGATCAGGTATCCCGATGGCACAGTCGAATTTGCAATGAAAGCGGTCGAGCAAGGTCTTTATGTCAGTCGTCGCGCAGTTGCGATGTTGAATGACCACCCGATTAACGAGCATCTGTTACCGCTGCAGTCGTGACATAAACTCGCGCGCATGGCCGTTGTACCTTGGAATCAGCCGGCGGGTTAAGTTGGGATGGAAGGCGGTTCAGGGTCGGCAACCGCCGGCCGTATCCGTCGGTTGCCGGCCACAATCGGTCGGTCGTGGCGCGGTGTTCAAGCTTGATGATCATCCTTATGCAGTGCGATATGCGCGTGCCGGTGTTTGGTTGATCTGATTCTGGACTTGTAAGGCCATTCAAATATCACACTAGCCGATGGTGATAGCATAACATCGTCCATTTCTTTAATTCCAAAGTGCTGCTCGTAAAGCGTTAGTGATTTGTGTATAAAAATAAACTCCCCGTTTATCCACGATATCATCCGCTTTACTTCTTTTTGCTTAACGGACGAGGGAAGCGAAATGCGATTTTTTGTGAGAACAGTCTTTCGATCGCGATCCAGCCCAACGTAAACGGCTTGCTGTTTTCGCCGCTCCAAACCGCCGCTTTTTATAAATTCGACAAGTGATGGGGGGTATTCGAGCATGTCGCGTGCAACAAAGGCATATTGCTTCTCCAAATGTATGTAAAGAAGCTTCAGCCACCCCTGCTCAGATTCCACCTCTTCGAACCCGCAATTAGTAATTGAGCTATAGTAATAGTGCTCAATCCACTTGGCCTTCGCGAATTCCTCTAATGACAAAACCGATAACTGAAATGCAGATGGGAAGGAATTAGATTTAAACAGAAGAATTGCATCTCGGTGAAGCCTGAGCGAATTTAGAAGTGCTTCTTTCCCCAATTTCTTCCATTTGTACAGCGACAGGTTGTTAGTCTCGGTTTTGTCACTCGTGCTCATTGGTTCCCTCGCTTGCGAACGTAAAGGAGCTATCGCAATTGAGCACAATTTTACATGCACGACCACTGGCCGCTTCGGAGAACGTCGAGTGACCAAAACGGGTTGCGGCCCTTGAAGAAGTGACGGCGATGCCATCTCAGGCCTGATCTGGCGCTGACCCACAGGTCAGGTTTTGACTTACGCAAATCTTGCGACGTCTGTTGCGGTGACCGGTATTGGGCGGAGGTGCCAGATCTGACACCGGACACGCCTCCGCCCACGTTTCGATCTCGCGTGTCAGCCAAGCGACGCGTCGATCGGACAGGATGCGCGGCTTTGGGAATTTGTGCTCGCGCACGAGCTTCTGGATAGTGGCTTCGGATAACGACACTGCGTTGGCAACGGCAGGCAGGTCGAGATAAATCGGTTTCATTGCTTCTCCTGGCTGGTGCGCCGCTCAGTCAAATTTCGGCATAACGCGATCAAACGTGTCGCGGTCGCTTTCAATGCTAAGAACCCAGCGAAGGGCGGCAGCACGTTCACCGGTACTGTTCTGCAGCTCCGCACGGATCTGTTTGCGCGTTTTCATCCGCGGATCCGCATGTCCCATTACTTCGCGCTGAGCGCGGGACTTTTCGTGCCCCTTCTTCGTGTCCGCTACGTTGACAAGTTCACGGACCTTTTCTCGCTGTGCGTCCGGCTTGAGGTGCGCCAGTTTGACGGCGTGCGTTATGGGAACCTTGCCGCTGTCGACTGCTTTCTGTACGTCCACGCAGCACTCGAGCAAGGCGAGTGTTGAACGCACGGTTGCAACTTTGCAGTTAAAAATCATCGCGACCTGATCTTCACCTCGGCCAAGTGCCATTAGCTGCCGCATCTTCTCGGCGCGGCCGAGCGGTGTGTCTGCGCGACGGTGTTCGTTTTCGCTGACTATCGCATCCAAGGCGTACTCGCGCTTGCCTTTGAAAACGATCGCCGGCACCTGGCGAGGTGCGGCGCCACGCTCCTTTCGCCATATATTCGCTAGCCGACAGGCCTTGACGCGCTGCCGCCCGACTACGACTTCGACATCACCTGTCTCGGGATTTTTCGAGATCTCGATCGGCATCACGATCCCTTGATAGTCGATGTTGTGCGCCATCATTTCGTCGACAGGCAGATGAACGCGATCATCGTAAAGAGGTGACGTCTTGTCCGTTACGAGCACCAGCTTTTCCGGATCGAAAAACAGTAGATTCGTTTTTCCAGCAGCGCCATAGGCATCGAGTGAATTTTTCGCCATGGTTATATTTTGTTAGTGATGTTAATGAAATTCGCGATGGTCGGTGCCGACCCGGGGTTCTGTCAGCGTGGGCACGGCGTGCCGTGCAGTGCATGCCGCGCATGTGGCAGCGCGGCATCGATCAATCCTCCGCGTCGCCGGCCTGCAGGCGCTTAATGTCTGCGCGAGTAGCTGCGCGCCGTTGCTCGCGTGACTCGCGAGCTCGCGCCGACGACTCCAGCATCTTGCGTACGCTTTCGCGCTGGATCGCGATGTCGAAATCGCCACGCATGTGCAGTAATTGCCATTCGACTCGAAGCAGATGCGCGGGCAGGTGAGCTTTCTGCATGGTCAGCTCACGTTCGATAGGTGCCCGTGCTCGGTGCGTCGGTCGGTTCGCCGGTGTAGGCCCACGCGACGCAACCGATGCCGACAGCGAGCCAGAGCAGCACGATTTTCCAGAGGAGCATGGGTTTATTCATACTCACCTCAAAGGGGGAAATCCGGGGAGATAGCGCTGGCTATCAGATAGAGCGCTGCGAGCGCAACCAACGGGTGCCAGTCCCGTTTGTGGCTCAGGACACGTTGACCGAGGGCAGTGAGCGTCGTCATGGCGTCAGTCCAGAACTCGCTGCACGTCGGTGATACAGGCGCACCCGGTGGCCCGCATTGCCAGTAGCGCGGCGGACATAGCGTCATCAGCCTTGAGTTGGATAAACGGCATGAGAGGCGACGGTTCGTCGCCCTTCATCAGGTAGTAGCAGCGGTAAGAGCGCATGGCACCTCCGGCGAGTCCGCGGGTTCGATCGACGGAGGGTCGTGACTGCGGGACTGGATCCGTCGTCGCAGCGACGATGCTGCGATGGACGAACTATAAACCGATTGGTGTATGATCTGTCAACACCATATGGTGTATGTTTTATTTTTTATAGGGTAAACCCTAGGCGCGGGCTGCGAGGTGGAACGGGACTGCTTGTGACGCGGTTCTATCGAAACTAGATCGCGTGAGGGCAACCCGGCAGGATTGACAGGTGTTGAAAGTCTGCGGAAAGTTTGGCTAAACTACTGTACATTCATACAGTGATCCGACCGAAAGGAGAGTCGAGGCGGCCGATGAAAAAAGATTCGAATAAGCGCTTGCGGTGCAGGGCGGGGGATTTGGCGAGGGTCGTGATGTCAACCAATCCAGCACTCGTCGGGGTCGTTGTTCTGATTGAGCGCTTGCGGTCGGACGGACGGTGGGACGTCGTACTGGCTCGCCCCGCATTCGGATTGATGGCACGTAGTAGGCGGCCAGTGGTGACGCAGGAATTTACGTTTAGGGACGAGTCGCTCGAGCCACTGACTCAAGCGAATTCGCAGTTTAATCGCCTGATGGCCGATCTTCGTCTGGCCGCAACGAAGGAGCATCGTTCGGCGTCCGCGCGAGCAGACCGCTGATATAGGCCTCAACCTTCAAGCGGTCAATTTCGCCGAGGCTATCCCAGCCGCTCGGGCCGACGCCAGTGGCACCGCGCGGCCGCGGGGCGATCAGGTCGATCACCTCCCCGCCGGAGTTTTCGCGCCATGCGCGTTCGAACTCAAGCGCCACCTTTTCGCCGAATGACTTGGACCTTGCCATGTCATTGATTTGCTGGGGCACCCTCTTCATTCTGCGAGCGACCTCAGCCTGCCCGTGTATTTCGATCAGGCGGCTAAGCGCTTGCCGACGCATTTCGGTAACTTGCGCGTGTGTCAACAGGTCGTCTTCCATGGGGCAATTAGACCATCGTAAACCAAACGGTGAAATAAACAGGATGGTGTTGAACGGATAAACCATCTGGTGTAGAGTTGTCGCCATGGACAAGCTCAAAGCCTATCTTTCCGCAATGTCGATCCCGGAGCGCAACCACTTCGCGGCTCGCTGCGGCACTACGTTCGCCTTTCTGCGCAACGTCATTTACGGTCAGCGCGTAGCCGGTGAAAAGCTCTGCGTGGCCATCGAGCGGGAATCGTCGATGTGCGTAACGCGTCTCGATCTTCGGCCTGACGATTGGCGAGACATCTGGCCCGAGTTGGCGCAACGCGAGAGCGCTGCATAACTGCTCTTAACCATGACGAAATGGTCTCTGCTTCGATACGTCTTGATGCATTGCCGCAGTCCCGTTGCTCGCCTTGCGTATCGGCACGGCGTTCGATGGGTTGACCGGCTCCAGGAGGCGTACATGCGTCGATTGGTTCGCTCTCGCCGCGCGCCCGACTGGGAGATCGGCGCCGACGGCCGGGTCACTCTCCGTCGTCGAGAGGTAGCAATCCCGCCTTTTTTGCTTGCTTATCGACGTCATCGAAATCAAGTTCCATCGGTCGACGGCACTCCGGGCACCAAACCGGTGGATCCAGACGGCCGCTGAGCGCTCTTTCGATGGTTTCCTTGCGCACGGACCCGCAGAAGCCGCAGCGGAAATCGTAGGGATGACCTGCTTCCATAAATGTCGGCTCCGTTGATTGAATGATGCGAATGGTATTCGATCCATCACGGGGTTAACAGGATGAAAAACGGTGAAATTCAAGGGGAAAAATGGCTCACCAATACAGTCAAACCGCATGGATCGACGTTCTGTACACGTCAGTGCTGAATACGCCCGGTAAGGTCGAGGACGCGGCACGGTACTTGACCGAGCGGCGTGGTGTACGGATTACGGGAGAGGCGTTGCGGCTTAAGTTGCGTGAGGTCGACGGCGCGCGACTGTCGGGAGAAATGTTCGAACTGCTCGTCGAATGGATGCTCGAAAAGAACCAGCCGCACGCCATGGATGCGGTCCACGCATTTAACGGTCGATTCGGTTTGGTGGCGGTAAGCGCAGACCGGGGCGAGGTGCCTAGCTGCATCAACGCCCTCGTCGAATCTGTGCTCTCCGTTAATACAAAGGCTGGCGGACTGGCTGATGAGGTCCGGCGCGCGGTCAGTGATGGCGTGATTGAGAGGCGGGAAGCGGAATCGATCGAAAAGATCGGCCGCGCAGCGCAGCGTCGGATCGAAGAAACGATTCAGATTGCGCGGCGGGCCGGTCAATCTCGCGCGAGGCGGCAGTGTGACTGATAAGCGCCGCTTGATCGCTCGGCCTCGCGATCCGCCGCGTCACTGGATCGCATCGCGGGCACTTTGGGCGCGGGCGCGATACACGTCGAGCGCCTGAGCAAACTGCCGGGCTTCTTCTTCGTTATCGAACGCCCCAATGATTTGGCCGTTCCCAAAGAGGCGGTTGTTAGCAAACGCCGACTGTGTGTATGCGATCGTGCGCGAAAGGCGATCGACGGAGATAGTAAATTCCGCGCGAGATTTGAAGTTGTCAATCGCAACTACCCAAATACCGCGCAACTTCTCCGGGACGCCATCCCTTTCCTCGAAATCTTGAGAAGAGAAAACATCATCAACATCGGAATCGATGTCGGTGAGGGGCTCGCTTTTTCCCCGGAATTCAGACATGGGTAATCAAACTCCTTCCGAAAACGTTGCCTCAATCAGCTCGATTGAAGCCGAGCAGTCCGTGCTCGGCGCGATTCTGCTAGATAGCGAGGCCTATGACATCGCGGCATCGATTATATCGCCGGATGATTTTACGACGCGCGAAAACCGTCTGATTTTCGAGGCGTTCGGTGCGATGTTGTCCGCCGGCGTAGCTGTCGACGTCGTTACGGTCTTCGACCATTTGCAGACTGCCGGCGCGAAGATCAAAGAACCGCTGCGATACCTGAACGAGTTGGCGCAGTCTACGCCGGGAGCGTCGAACGTAGCGCGGTACGCGGAGATTGTCCGCGGTCGATCGATTCGACGCGCATTGTCGAGGGTCGGCGCGAAGTTGATCGATCTCGCCCATCATACCGGCGGCCGTGACGTCGCGACGCTGATCGACGAGGCGCAGCAGTCGATCCTCGCGCTATCGGATAACGCGAGGCGAAACGATGCTGGATTTGTCCCGCTAAATTCGGTGCTGTTTCGCGTAATGGAGCGAGTCGACGAATTGAGCCAGCGCGAGGATAGCTCCGAGGTCACTGGTATCCCGACCGGATTCACGGATCTCGACGCGCGCACGACTGGGATGCAGCCTGGTGAACTGTGGATTATCGGTGGGCGCCCGTCGATGGGGAAAACCTCGCTGGCGATGAACATTGCCGAGAATGCGGCACGTTTGTCCGAGAAGCCTGTAATGGTCGTCTCGCTCGAAATGCCGAACGAACAACTCGGCATCCGCCTGGTCGCGTCGACGGGGCGATTGAACCAGCATCGCTTCCGAGTCGGCAAGATTGCGGACGACGAGTGGCCGCGAGTCACCCATGCGGTAACGCAGCTGTCGAGCACACCAATCTATTTGCTCGAGGAGTCGATGCTCACGCCGAGTGCCTTGCGCACGCATTTGCGGCGGGCGCAGCGCGAGGTCGGTGGGGAGTTTGGCTTGATAGTGGTCGATTACCTTCAGTTGATGTATTCCGATCGAGCTGGAAATGAAGTGCGCGCCGTTGAGGTAGCCGAAATATCCCGAGCGCTGAAAAATATCGCGACGGATTTTAAGGTGCCTGTCCTCGCGCTTTCTCAGCTCAATCGAGGCCTCGAAAATCGTCCGAACAAGCGGCCCATCATGGCCGATTTGCGCGAATCCGGCTCTATCGAGCAGGACGCGGACGTGATCATGTTTGTCTACCGAGATGAGGTCTATAACCCCGACACCGCAGATCGCGGTACGGCCGAGGCAATCATCGCGAAGCAGCGCAACGGCCCGCTTGGCACTATCCGACTGACTTTCAATGCGAGCGCGACTCGCTTCGAAAACTTCATTGCAGAGCATTAATCATGTCGACAGCAGTCACGATGTACCAGTGGCGCCGCGCGATGGCAAAAAGCGAATTGCCCGGCTTGACCAAGCTGGTGCTGCACACCTTGGCTGATTTCACGAACGAGTTCGGGCAGACGTGCTGGCCGGCGTTGGACACGATCGCCGAACGTGCTGGCATCGCAGTTCGAACCGCGACTAAGCACCTCCGAATCGCGCGGCTCGAGGGCTGGCTGGATAGCTGGAAGTCCCGCCGGCCGGAGCGGCGTTGGGCGCACAGCCATTATCGGCTGATGGTGCCAGAGAACTGCCTCGGCGAATCGCACAGCAACGCGGACGAATTGATGGCACGTGATGCCATTGATGTTCCGACATCGACGGGAACGGATGCCGATGCAAGCGCCGCGGGGCAGTCCGAAGGCGTGCACCGAGACGAGTCGGAAAGTTACTGGCACGAGACGCCAACTAATAACCCAATGAATGGAGAAACAAAAGATACATCTCTCTCTCATACCTCGGAGGTATACCCGGGAGCAGTGAGCGAGAGAGGCGAGGATTTGCAGGAGAGCGATGCAGCTGAGTTGGCGGCCTGGATGCGCGATCGCGTGAAGGCGATCGATCCGGAGTGTGACGAACCGAACCTGCGCAGCTGGGTGTGCGAGATCAAGCGCATGAGGACAGACGACGGGCGCGACGAACGGGCGATGGTTCGGTTGTTTGCCTGGTCGCTCCGGGACAAGTTTTGGAAGCGGATCATCACGTCGCCGCATCGGCTGCGCAAGCATTGGGCCGAGGTGCGTCGTCGTCGCAACGCGGCGCTCGAGCAGACTGCGTCGATGGGTAGCGTCGGCGCTGCGACACCTGCGGTTGATGACCGGCTTTGCGCGCACGTCGACGCGAACGGCAGCCGCTGTACGCATGTCGCGACGATTCTCGGTATCGGCGTGGCACGCCGAGGATATTGCCGGCACCACGTCGGCTACTACGAAGATTAAGGCGAGGGAACCATGACGATTGAGAAACGATTGGAAAACTGGGCGCGTGCGCAATCGAGTAGCTGCGCTGGTGTCGGGACGGGAAGCGGGTTGGTTGCAAGCATCTACTTTCCTTCGGTGCGCGGCCAATCCGTTGACTCGACGCTCGATTTGGTGGACGCCGATCGCGTCGAGTTTGCAATTCGGAAGCTTATGCCGATGGACCGTAAGTTGCTGCAGATGCTGTACATCTGGCGCAAGCCGCCGTTTCTCATCTGTCGGCGACTCGGGTTGAAGGTTCGGCCAACTGAAATTTTCGATTTCGCAGTCGCGCATGCCAAGCGCGCCCTTGACGAAAAGCTGATGGAGCCGCGGCGCGAGTATGTGTCGATGCGGTCCGTGATCGAAAGATTGAACGAGGGTGTTGCGCAAACGAAATAGCTGATCTACACTCCGTTCCACAATCTGATCCGGTTTATACCGAGTGCGCGCGACAGTGGTCGGGTCGCTGCTCGGCCGGAAGAATCGAAGCCTCGTCGCGCAAGCGCCGGGGCTTTTTGCATTGGAGCGTCGAATGACGAAGAAAGCCCCGACGCCCTGCCGCCACGTTGGCTGCCGAGCATTGGTCGACGTGCCGGGATACTGCGAGCGGCACCAGTCGGAAGCAACTGGTTGGAACTCGCCGCGGTGGAGCGGCAGTCGTCACGAACGTGGCTACGGATCGCGATGGGTGAAGCTTCGCGAGCGCATCATGAAGCGAGACAACGGGCTCTGCCAACAGTGTCTGCGCGAGCGCAAGGTCACCCGAGCCGAGCACGTCGATCACATCGTCTCGAAGGCGGGCGGAGGAACCGATGCCGATTCGAACCTCGAGGCGCTCTGCGGGCCCTGCCACCGAGCCAAGACGGCGAGGGAGCGGCGGCGACCAGCGGTCGCGCCGACCCCAGGGGCGGGTCGGTTTTCTGGGGGCGAGCCCGGTCGGGACTGATCGCCCAATCGTTTTTTTATGTGCGCAAGTTTTGGAGGGGGGGGTATCAAAGCCCCTTTGACAGACCATGGGACAAAGAGGACCGCAAGCTCAGCCGAACGTGCTGAAGCTGATGCGGGGCAACCCGGGCAAGCGCCCGTTGAACCTCGCCGATGGCGTGCACCCCGAGGTCGCGGTGCCCGACATGCCGCCGCACCTCAATCGCGAGGCGCGCAAGGAATGGAAGCGCATCACGGTCGAGCTCGAGAAGCTCGGTTTGATCTCCCGACTGGATCGAGCGGCGCTTACGTTGTACTGCCAAGCATGGGGCCGGCTCGTCGAGCTCGAGACCGCGTTCGAGCGTCGCAAGGAAGTGCTGGACCTGTCCGGGCTCGGCGCGACCGCTGCCTACGTTGACACGGCGCCGAGCGGCTATCGATCGAACGCCGTCGAAATCAACATGATCAACGCTCTGCAGGAGCAGGTGCACAAATTCCTGCAGAGCTTCGGCCTCTCGCCGGCAAGTCGCTCGCGCGTAACGCCGTCGAACAATCAAATGCAGCTGCCCGGCATGGAAGAACCGGCAGGGTGGGGGAAATTCGCTAAATGACATTCGTTGATACGGCCAACCAGTACATCGACGATGTCCTGGCCGGCCGTATCGTAGCGTGCAAGTGGGTGAAACTGGCATGCGAACGGCAGCGCCGGGATCTCGCTCGCGCCGAAATGGGCGATCCAGAGTTTCCGTACCGCTTCGACAACGAAGCGGCGACGCGCATCTGCGAATTCATCGAGCTTCTGCCGCACACGAAGGGGCGATGGGCGCGCACGCGCCAGAGCATCAAGCTCGAACCGTGGCAGGCGTTCATTCTTACCACGGTGTTCGGTTGGCTGCATGTCGACAGTGGTTTGCGGAGGTTTCGGCGCGCGTACGAGGAGGTCGCGCGTAAGAATGCGAAGTCGACGAAGAGCTCCGGAATCGCGCTGTATCTGTTTGCGGCTGACGGCGAACCGGGGGCGGAGGTCTATAGCGCGGCGACGACGCGCGATCAGGCAAAGATCGTGTTCGACGACGCGCGCGCGATGGCGCTGCGTGAGCCGGACATGTGTGCCGCGCTTGGCGTCGAGATCCTTCAGCACCAGTTGCTGACGGACGACGGCAGCAAGTTCCTCCCGTTGTCTGCGGAGGGCAGCACACTCGACGGGCTCAACGTGCACGGTGGCGTGATCGATGAGTTGCACGCGCACAAGACGCGCGCGGTGTTCGACGTGATCGATTCGGGCACCGGCGCGCGCGATCAGTCGCTGTTGTGGCTGATCACGACGGCCGGATCTGACCTGACGGGCATTTGTTACGAGCAACGTACGCACGTGACGAAGATTCTCGAAGGCGTGTTCGTCGACGAGACATTCTTCGGGATCATCTTCACGCTCGACGACGGGGACGACTGGTCCGATCCGTCTGTGTGGATCAAGGCGAATCCGAACCTTGGCGTGTCCGTGTTCGTGGACGACATGGAGATGGCGTGCCGCAAGGCGCAGTCGATGCCGAGCGCGGTGAACAACTTCCTCACGAAGCGCCTGAATGTCTGGGTGAACGCGGATTCGGCCTGGATGGACATGCGCGCGTGGGAGCGCTGTGCCGATCGAGACATGCGCCTCGACGATTTCGTCGGCGAGCGATGCTGGATCGGCATGGATCTCGCGGAAAAGACCGACTTTGCCGCGCTCGTGCTGGTGTTTGAGCGCGCTGGGACGTTTTACGTGTTTCCGCGGTTCTATCTGAACGAGTATGCGGTCGAGAACGGTTCGAACTCGCAGTACAGCGGGTGGGAGCGCGCCGGACACATCATCGTGAACGAAGGTAACGCGACGGACTTCGATCTCATCGCGGATGACATTCGCCGATTCTGCGGCATGTTCGACGTGCAAGAGATCCCGTTCGACCCGGCGATGTCGCGATATTTTGCGACGCAGCTGGTCAAGGAGGGGTTGCCGCTCGTCGAAATTCGTCAGGCGCCGATCTTCTTTACGCAGCCGATCATCCAAACCGAGAACCTCGTGCTCGAGGGCAAGCTCAGGTTCGACGGCAACCCGGCGATGACGTGGATGGTCAGCAACGTGGTCGTGACAACGTCGCGATACAACGGGCTCAAGCATCCGACCAAGGAACGGCCGGAAAACAAGATCGACGGCCCGGTTGCGATGTTCCTGGCCCTCGGCCGGGCAATGATGGGCGATGAAAGCGACGATGGCGTCGCGGACGGACTGTAGGCGATGAGCATTCGACAACGATTTTCAGCCGCGATGCAGGCATTCGGCCGGCCGGAGCTGTCGGCACAGGCGGTAACGAATCCGCCGAGCGGGACGGCCAGCCCGGAGGGTTGGCTTCTGCGGGCGTTCGGCGGTGGGCGAAGCGTCTCGGGACAGGTTGTGACGCCCGACAGTGCGCTGCGCGTGATGGCCGTCTACGCCGCGACGCGGATTCTGGCGGAATCGATGGCGAGCCTGCCGATCTCGGTCTATCAGGCCGATGGCACGAAGCGCCGTCGCGTGTCGCAGCACGCTCTCAGCACGTTGCTTCACGACTCGCCGAACCCGAATAACACGGCGTTCGAGTTCGTCGAAATGGGGCAGGCGCATCTCGGCTTGCGTGGGAATTGCTATTCGTGGATCGATTGGAGTGGCGCGGGCGAGGTGCAGGGTCTTTATCCGATGCATCCGGACAAGGTTGTGCCGCGCTACGACAAGACTGCCCGGAAATTCACGTACGACCTGGACGGCATAAATGGCGTGCCGGCACATCACGTGTTGCATATTCGGGGCTTTTCGCTCGACGGGTTGCTCGGTCTGTCGCCGATCGGCCTCGCGCGTGAAACGCTCGGGCTGGCGATGGCTGCCGAGCAGGTCGGCAACGAAGCATTCTCGGACGGCTTTGTTCCGCCGATCGTGCTCGAGGTGTCGGAACGAGCCGACAAGGATCAGCGCGCGACGTACCGCCGTGAATGGGTTGATCTCATTCGCCAGCGCCGCAATGGTCCGCCCGTGATTTCCGGCGGCATGAAGTTGCACGCGTTGCGCTTGTCGATGGCTGACCTGCAGTTCATCGAGTCGCGGCGGTTCAGTATCGCCGAGATTGCACGATTGTTCCGCATCCCGCTGCACATGCTGGGCGATCTCGAGCGCGCGACGAACAACAACATCGAGCAGCTGTCGCTCGAGTTCGTGAAGTACACGCTCGCGCCGTGGATCAAGCGGTGGGAGCAGCGACTGAACCTGACGTTGCTCTCGCAGGATGAGCGCAAGCGCGGCCTGTATATGAAATTCAACGTGGACGCGTTGCTTCGCGGCGACATCAAATCTCGTTACGAGGCATACCGGATCGGGTTGGAGGGGCGAATTCTCAACGCGAACGATGTTCGCGAGATGGAGGATCGCGACGCGTACGACGGCGGCGACGAATTCTGGGCGCCGCTCAACATGGCGCCCGTCTCGGTGCCGCGGGAAAAGAAGGACGGACAGTAATGAAATATCCGCTTTTGGCGTCATTGGTCTTCGGCCAGGCGCACATGATCGAACCCGGAAAGCTGGACGTGATTCTTCGCGTACTGGCCGATCGTATGGACCTGCAACTCGACATGGGCGAGCGGGTGCCGATCGGCGCGTTCGATGATCCGAACAAATTTGCGCCGACGCAGGCGGCCGCTCAGCGTGATGCGTGGGCTGACGTCGGCTCCGGCGTTGCGGTGCTGTCGGTTGGTGGCACGCTCGTTCATCGCGCGTCGAGTCTTGACGCCATGTCGGGGCTCACGAGCTACGCGCAGTTGTCGTCAGCGTTCAACGCGATGCTCGGCAACAGCCAGATCGCGCACATCGTGCTCGACGTGAACTCGCCGGGCGGCTCGGTGAACGGAGCATTCGATTTTGCCGACGAGATTTTCAGTGCGCGCGGCAGGAAGCCGATCACGGCAATCGTCGACGAGTCCGCGTATTCGGCTGCGTATGCGATCGCGAGCGCGGCTGACGAGATCATCGTTCCGCGAACGGGCGGCGTCGGGAGCATCGGCGTGGTCGCAGCGCACCTTGACCGTAGCGAGGCAAACGAGCGGCAGGGGATCAAGGTCAATTACGTATATGCCGGCGCGAGGAAGATCGACGGCAACCCGAATGCGCCACTCAGCGACGAAGCGCACGCCGAGCTGAAGGCCGAAGTGGATCGGATTTACGGCCTGTTCGTAGAGACGGTCGCCCGCAATCGCGGGCTGAGCGTGGACGCGGTGCGCGGCACGGAGGCCGGCGTGTTCCGCGGCCCGGCTGCTATCGATCATCGCCTCGCCGATCGTGTGCAGGCCCCGCGCGACGCGATGCGAGCCATCGTCGAGCGACATCAGGCGTCGACGTCGACGAGATCGGGGCGGCTGCAGCGGGCGGCCAGTGCGATGCGAATGCGGGCGATGTAAGGAATCCCCGCGAGGGGTATGGAGGGTCACCAGTCGGTGGCCCTTTTTTATTTTCAGTGGCAATCAGGGAGTATCACATGGTGGATCTCACAAGTCTGTTGCAGCGCCGCGCGGGGGTGCAGGCGAGGGTGGCAGAGCTGGCGGCAATCGAGGCCGCGGGTACGGCGCTCACCGACGAGCAGGTAGCCGAATTTTCGGCGCTCGAGGCGGAATTCAACGCGCTGACGGAAAAAATCAACCGTATCGAGGCGTCGAATCGCATGTCAGCTGCGATCGCGACGCCCGTTACCGGCGCGCTTCATGCGCAACCGCGAGGCGCGAACGAGCGTCAGCAGGGCGAGTCGCTCGGCATCATCGTTCGTTCGCTGGTGTCGAGCCGTGGCGATCTGCGCGCCGCGGCGAACTACGCGGAAACGCAGTGCCATGCGCCGGATATCGCAGCGGCGCTCAACACGGGCACGCAATCGGCCGGGGGCTTTATCGTGCCGCCGGGCTACGTACCGGAGCTGATCGAGCTGCTGCGTCCGGCCAGTGTCGTGCGTGCACTCGGCGCGCGCACCATGCCGATGCCGGCCGGCACGCTGACGATGCCGAAGCTGGCGTCTGGTTCGACGGCATCGTACGTGAGCGAGGGGACGGATATCCCGACGAGCGAGCCGACGTTCGGCGACCTGAATCTGTCGAAGAAGAAACTCGTCGCGATGGTGCCGATCTCGAACGATCTCATTCGTTTCAGTTCGCCGTCGGCGAACGAGATCGTGCGTGACGACATCATCCAGGGTATCAGCACGCGAGAGGATCGCGCGTTCCTGCGCGACAACGGGGCGGACAACACGCCGAAGGGGCTGCGCTATCTCGCGATTGCGCAGAACGTGATTTCGGCGAATCCCACGATCAGCGTACAAAACGTGAAGAACGACGCGGGCCGGCTCGAACTCGCGCTGCTCGGCAAGAACGTGAAGATGGTCAAGCCCGGCTGGATTTTTTCGCCGCGGACGCTCGTTTTCCTGCAGAACCTCGTCGACGGCAACGGCAATCACGTTTTCCCGGAGATTGCCGCAGGCCAGTGGCGCGGCAAGCCGTTCAAGGTGACGACCAGCGTGCCGGACAACCTCGGCGCTGACGGTGACGAGTCGGAAATCTATTTGACCGACTTCAACGACGCAATCATCGGCGAAGCGACGGGCCTGATCATCGACATTTCAGGCGAAGCGTCGTACGTCGAGGGCGACAAGCTGGTCTCGGCATTCAGTCGTGACCAGACGCTCGTGCGCGCAATCACGGAGCACGACTTCGGCCTGCGTCACGATCCGTCCGTGGCGGTGCTGACTGCAGTGAAGTGGGCGCCGTAACGCGGCGTGTCGGTGGGTGATGGGCGCGAAGCGCCCATCAGATTTCGCACACAGGAGTGTCAATTCAATGAAATCGATCAAGTTTCTGCGGCGTGTTCCGCCGTATCAGGCAGGGGAAATTGCCGGGTTTCCCGATCGTGACGCCGATCGGCTGATCGAGGCGGGCGCCGCGGAAGAATTCCGTGCACCGCGTCGTGCGGCGACGCGGGGCGCACGCTCGGGCAGCGATGCGGCGAATGCCGTCGACCAGCCGAACGCAAGTGGTAGCGGTGCCGGATCGAATGGCGACGATGCGTCGGACGACGATTCGCCGACCAAGGGCGGTGACCCATCGTGATCGCCCGCCTGATCGATCCTCCGACGGAGGAGCCGGTCGGCCGCGAAGAATCCAGGGTGTGGGCGAAGATCGACGACGACATCGACGACGTGATCATCGATGTGGCGATTCAGGCCGGTCGCGAAAAGGCCGAGCACGCCACGGGCCGCCGTTTCATCAGGCAGGTGTGGGGTATCCGCGTTCGCGCCGGCGAAACGGTTTCCCTGCATGGCCTGATGCCTGTCATTTCGGTGAAAACCGCCGATGGTGCCGACGTTCCGTGGGACGACGGGTTGCCGGCGACTCTAACGGCGACGGCGGACGCGGACCTTCGGGTCGAGTGCGGTTATCCGGATGCCAAGGCGGTGCCCGCGTCGATCAAGATGTGGATCTGGCAACGCCTCGGCTACCTGATCGAGCATCGCGACGCATTGATGTCCGGGCAAAGCGTTGAGCCACCCCGGGATTATGTCGACGGGTTGCTCGACCCGTACCTGGTGCCGAGGTTGTGATGCGAATCCCGACGATTGGCGAGTTGAACCGGCGGGTGCAGCTGCGTGAGCGACGGGACTATCCCTACCGCGATGCCGAGCTCGAGTCCGAGTTTCCCGAGCAAAAACCGCGCTGGGCGAAGATCGAGCCGGTCGGCGCGGCCGTGTATAGCGGCAGCGTGCAGATCGACGAAAAAGTCACCCACCGAATCTACCTGCGATACCTCGACGGCATCACGACCGATTACGAGGTCGTGTATCGCGAGCAGGTATTTCGCGTGAAACGTGTCGGTGATTTGAACGGTGCACGGCGCTTTACGGTTCTCGAAGTGGAGGAGCTCCGGCATGGCGGGTAACGCTGATATTGCGCTGCATATCGAAGGGTTCGAAGGCTTCGATCGGTTGATCGATTTCGACAAGCGCGAAGTTCGGAAAGGAATGCGCAAGGCCGGCCGCATCGTCGAGCGGCGCGCAAAAGCGCTTGTCGCGCTCGGCGGGCGGTCGGCGCCGGGGCGGTATCCGGCTCGGCAAACCGGTCGGCTTCAGCGATCGATCAAGACGAAGGTCTCGCGCTCGGGGTTCATGGTCAAGGTCATGCCGCAGAAGATCGCAGGCATGCGCGATTTCTATCCGGCATTCCTGTATTACGGCGCACGACGTAAACGCGGCGTGCGTCGCGATCGCGGGTCGCGCGGCACGTCCAACTGGCGTATTGAGCCGCGCGGCAACTACATGGTCGATGCGAAGGACGACAGCGTGCGCGAGGTTCGTGCATTGCTCGTCGACGTATACCGCCGTGCTCTTACGATCCGTTGAGGTTGTCATGAAGCTATCGCCGACGATCGCGCATGTGCGCGATTTCTGTCCGTTGTTCGAGCGCCGCGTATCCGGGGGCATCGATTGGGCGGCGCTGGAGGACAGCGCAAAGTTGGAAATGCCCGCCGCGTTCGTCGTGATGACCGGCGACGATCCCGAGCCCAACCAGTTGCAGAACGGGACGAGGCAGGACATTGCCGACGAGTTCGACGTCATCGTCGCGCTGAAGCAGGGGAACGAGCGCGGGCAGGCGGCGGCCGACGAACTGCATGACGTACGCGCGGCGCTGCTGCGCGCGCTCGTTGGGTGGACGCCTGCCGAACGATATGAGCCGGTCGAGTACACGGGGTGCGATCTCGTATCGACCGACCGGTTTCGCGTTCTCTATCGGTTCGGCTTTTCGGCGCTGTGGACGCTCGGCAGCGACGACGATCCCGAGACCTGGCACGAGGACATGCTCGATCAATTGCCTGCTTTGGAGGGCGTCGACATTCACGTCGATGCCATCGATCCCATGGCTGACCCGAATCTGAAAAAGCCCGGCCCGGACGGCCGGATCGAAATGGAGCTCCGTGTTGAGCTGAAGGATGAACGATGACGAAAACGATGCGCGTGAAGCCCGCGGACGGGCGAATCGTTCGCGACCCGTTGCGCGGTGACGATCTGCCGGCCGACGGGCGCGATGTACCGCGAAATGTGTACTGGCGCCGCTGCGTGCAGTCTGGCGACGTGGTTGAAATTGCAAAGCCGGCCGCCGCCGACGTTGCAGAGGCAGAGCCGGTCGCTGCTGCTCAAGGCAAGGCAACCAAGGGGAGTAAGGGATGATCAGTTTCAACAATATTCCCGCGGATCTCGCGGTTCCACTGTTCTACGCCGAAATCGACAACTCGGCGGCGGCCACGGCGGGCAACACCCTGCGCCGTCTGATCATCGGGCAGGCGAACGATGATGCCATTGTCGACTCGCCGACGCTCACGTTGCTGTCGCGCACGAGCGATGCGATCGCACTCGCCGGTGAAGGCTCGATGCTCGCAGCGATGAGCGACATCTGGCGCCGTGGCGACCCGGTTGGCGAAGTGTGGGGGATCGCGGTCAAGGTCGCGGAAGGTGTGGCGGCAAAGAGCACGATCGAGCTGGTCGGCACGGCGACCGAGACCGGTCTGCTGTCGCTTTACGTCGCGGGTCGACGCGTGCGCGTGACCGTCGCGAGCGGGGCGGTTGCGGCCGATGTCCTGCTGCAGCTGGTTGCTGCCGTGAATGGGACCGCCAATATGCCGGTACGCGCAGCCATTGCGGGCGTCAAGCTGGAACTGACGTGCAAGTGGAAGGGCGACACGGGCAACGACATCGCGGTTGAATTCAACCGCGGGGGCCTCGCTGCAAACGAGCGTTTGCCGGCGGGGCTGACTGCGACGGTGACGCCGATGGCAGGCGGTGCGGGCTCGCCCGAACTGGCTGATGTCCTGGCGGCCGTGGGCGACGAGGAGTTCGAATTCGTCTGCCAGCCGTGGACGGATCCGACGTCGCTCGATGCATTCGCCGAATGGATGAACGACGTATCGGGACGCTGGGCGTGGTCGTCGATGTTGTACGGGCATGTCTACTCGGCGCGCCGCGGCACGCCGGGCCAACTTGTCGCCGCGGGCCGTGTGCGCAACGATCAGCACATGACGATCAACGGTTTCGAGCCCGATTCGCCACGTCCGTCGTGGGAACAGGCCGCGGCATTCGGTGCGCGGCAAGCCGTTTTCATTTCGGCCGATCCGGCGCGGCCGACCCAAACCGGGTTGCTTGTCGGGATCAGTGCGGCTCGACCAGGGAAGCGGTTCATCCTGAACGAACGCCAGTCGTTGCTGACGAGCGGCATCGCGACGACGAACTCCGCGGACGGATCGGTGCGAATCGAGCGCGCGGTGACGACGTACCAGCGCAACGCCTACGGGCAGTCGGACAACAGCTATCTCGACTCGGAGACGCTGCATACGACGGGGTACGTGATGCGGTTCCTGCGCCAGCGGATTACGAGCAAGTACGGTCGGCACAAGCTGGCCGTCGACGGCACCAAATTCGGGCCGGGCGCCGCGATCGTGACGCCGAAGATCATCCGTGCGGAACTGATCGCCGCATACGACGAACTGGAGCTGGCCGGCATCGTGGAAAACGCCGACCTGTTCGCGCAGTACCTGATCGTCGAGATCAACAAGACGAACCCGAATCGGGTCGATGTGCTGTTCCCGCCGGACTACATCAACCAGCTGCGCATCTTCGGGCTGTTGAACCAGTTCCGGTTGCAGTATCCGGAAACGGCGGCGGCCTGACGGCGTCGACGATAGTGCAAACCGAGCGGCCCGCCATCGTGCGGGCCGCTGTCATTTCAGGAGACCGATATGGGTCAGAAGGTCGCCGGGACCGCCTACGTGAAGGCGGATGGCGAGCAGTTTTCGGTAACGGGCGGTGTCGAGTGTCCCCTGTCGGACGTCAAGCGCGAGAGCATTTTGCCGGGCCTCTATAAAGAAGAGGATCGCGTGCCGTACGTGAAGGTCGACGCGGTATTCGAGAAGAGCTTCCCGATCGCGAAGATCCAATCTGCCGACGACATGGTCGTGACCGTGGAGTTCAAGAACGGTCGCGTGTACGTGCTGAGCGGCGCCTACGTCGTGGGCGAACCCGCAGCGACGGGCGATGACGGTAAGGCATCGCTGGAATTCAACGGTGTGAAGGGACGGTGGCAATGAAAATTCGACTCAGCAAGCCGATCGACGCGCACGACGAGTCGTTGACTGAACTCGATCTGCGTGAGCCGACGCCGGGCGATGTGCGGGCGATCAAAGCGTTGCCGTATGCGCTCGATCGCGAGGAAAACGTGCACGTGCGCCCGGACGTCGTCGCGCAGTACATCGCGCGCCTCGCGAGCATTCCGCCGTCGTCGGTCGACCAGATCGACCTGGTCGATTTCAACTCGATCTGCTGGACGGTCGCGGGTTTTTTCTTGACTCGGGCGTCTCAGACGCCGACGACCTGATCGGCGGCGTCTACGAGCTCGCCCATTTCTGGCGTGTCGACCCGGAGCTGGAAATGACGCGCCCGATTTCGATCATTCTCGAGCATTTTGAACAGGCGAATCGCATCAGCCGTGCGGTTCCGGAGACGTAAGCGTGGCCGATCAATTTCAACTCAAGGCGCTGATTACTGGGGTCGACAAGCTCTCACCGGCGCTTCAGGGTATTCGGAAGAATATCGCGGGTTTTCGTAAGGGGCTGAAGGCGGACGGCCTGGGTGAGATCGGTTTTCGTGACGTGGTGGCGGGCGTGGCGGTTGCCGCGCCCATCATCGCGGCGACGAAGGCGGCGATCGACTTCGAGTCGGCGATGGCGGACGTGAAAAAGGTCGTCAACTTCGACACGCCGGAGCAGTTCAAGAAGATGACCGATGACGTGCTCGGGCTCTCGAAGAGGCTGCCGATGGCCGCACGCGACATCGCGAAGATCACCGCGGCCGGCGGCCAAGCGGGCATCGACAAGAGCGAGCTCGGGCAGTTTGCCGAGGACGCGGTGAAGATGGGCGTCGCTTTCGACCAGACGGCCGAGCAGGCCGGCGACATGATGGCGAAGTGGCGCACGGCGTTCAAGATGGGCCAGGGCGAGGTCGTGTCGCTCGCGGACAAGATCAACTATCTCGGTAACACGGGGCCGGCGAACGCCCGGCAGATTTCCGAGATCGTTACGCGCATCGGGCCGCTCGGCGCCGTAGCCGGCATGACAAGCGGCCAGATCGCGGCGATGGGTGCAACGCTCGCCGGCGTGGGTGTGCAGGAAGAGGTCGCGGCAACCGGCATGCAGAACTTTATGCTGGCGCTGACGGCGGGCGCGAGCGCTTCGAAGAAGCAGCAGGGCATCTTCAAGGCGTTGCGGATGGACGCCAAGGCGGTCGCGGCCGGAATGCAGAAGGATGCGCAGGGAACGATCGTGCGCGTCCTGTCTGCGGTGAGCAAGGTCGACAAGGTCAAGCAAACCGCGGTGCTCGAGGGATTGTTCGGTCGCGAGTCGATCAAGGCGATTGCGCCGATGTTGACGAACCTTGATTTGCTGAAAGGCAATTTCAAGAAAGTCGGCGATTCGACGCTCTACGCGGGTTCGATGCAGCAGGAATACGACGCGCGAGCGGCGACGACAGCGAACAACCTGCAGCTGATGTCGAACCGATTTACGGCGATCGGCATCGCGGTCGGCAACGTGGTCCTGCCGCCGTTGAACGAGTTCCTTGCTTTCATCGGCCCCATCGCTGACGGTGTCGCCGCATTCGCAACGGCCAATCCGGAACTCGTGAAGGGGCTGCTTGGAGCCGCCGCCGGCCTGATCGCACTGCGCGGTGCGGCGGCGGTCGCTACGGTGGCAATGAAGATTTTTACGACGGTGTCGAGCCTCACGCCACTCGGGCTGGCGGTGCGTGTGCTTGCGTTGGCGGCCGGGTTCCTGATCGCGAATTGGTCGAAGGTCAAGCCGTTCTTCGAAAAAGTTTGGGCGGGAATCAAGGATGTGTTTTTCAGCTTCCCGCTCGTGCAGGTTATCGCGCAGAACTGGGGGCCGATTACCGAGTTCATGTCGGCGCTCTGGGGCGCAACGAAGATCGTGATCGGCGCCGCGTGGGAAGGCATCAAGGCGATGTTCCTCAATTTCACGCCGCTGGGTATCGTCATCAAGAACTGGGAGCCGATCGTCACGTGGTTCTCGCAGCTGTGGGACCGCGTGAAGCCCTATATCGAGCCGCTGACGAGCGGCGCGAAGTGGCTCGGCGGAAAACTCGGCTTCGACGGCGGCGGCGCTTCGACAGGCGACGTGTTGCGTTCGGGTGCGGCGAGCTTGAGGAACTGGACGTTGGCGCAGCAGATCGGTGTGTCGACGGGAACGGCCCGAGTCGCGAGCGGTGTGCTGGCGCAGCAGGGCGCGGCGAATGCACGTCTTCAGGGCGACCTAAAGATCCGGTTCGATGGCGCGCCTCCGGGGATGCGCGTCGAGCAGGCGCAGACGAATCAACCGGGCCTGTCCGTGACACCGAGTGTGGGCTATCGGTCGCTGTCCGGCGTGCCGCAATGAGGTCATCATGAGTTGGCGAGAGAAATTGCGGCCGGCATCGTTCCGGGGCGTTCCGTTCAAGGTTTTCGACGACAAGACGCCGGTCGGCCGCCGCGTCGTTGTGCACGAATACCCGCGGCGCGACAGCAGTTATCCCGAGGACAACGGCAAGAAAACCCGGGAATACACGATGACGGCCTTCGTCATCGGTTCCGATTGCCTCGATCAGCGCGACAAGTTGCTCGATGCGCTCGAGCACGAGGGGCCGGGCGAGCTGGTTCATCCGTGGCTCGGTACGCTGCGTGTGCAGCCCGGCGAGTGTGACATGACGCACGTGAAGGCGGACGGCGGGATGGTCCGCTTTACCTTGGTGTTTCACGATGCGCCGGAACTGAAGTATCCGAGCGGGTCGGCGAATACCGGCAAGCAGGCGCTCGACAGCGCGGACGGGCTGCTCGATACCGCGTTGAGCCGCTATCGCGATGCGGTTGCGTTGGTCGATCTGGCACAGGTCACGGTCGATAGTCTCATGCAGCAGGGCGGATCGATTTTCGACGTGCTCTATCGGTACGCGTCGCCGTTCACGGTGTTGTTCGGCAGCGTGCGGAGTTTCGTCGAAACGCTCGTCGAGATGCCGGGCTCGATCGCGGATCGGTTTCGTTCCGCATCGGATCCAGAATTTGTCGCCCGAGTGGCCCCCGCGGGCTACGCGGATGCGATCTCAGGAGCGCTCGGCAAGGTCGGGGCGATCTCGACGCTCGACGAGATTCCGCCGCCGCGCGGCCGTGAGGCGACCAAGTTGTTCGCGGCGACGGTCGACCTCGTGCAGGACGTGTTGCTGGTTGACGTCGTGCGTGACGCCGGCGCATTGCCGACATACTCGCCGGCCACGTTGCCGGCCGGCGCGCCGGCGCTGGATGTGCAGATTGCAAATCCATTGCCCGCTGTCGATGTGCCCGTCGCGGATGATCTGCGCGACCTTGCGGAGATTGTTTCCGAGTCTATGTGGCAGCAGGGAATGGCTGCGCCACGCGAACATTTCCAGGCACTGACAAACAGCCGCGTGAAGGTCGCGCAGCATTTGGCGAAGGTCGCGCGCGAAGGCGTTGGACTGGTGACGCTGACGCCACCCGAGGCGGTGCCGGCGCTCGTGCTGGCGTACCGCCGATATGGTGATGCGGCGCGCGGCGACGAGATCGTGATGCGGAACCGGCTCGCGCATCCGGGGTTCGTGCCGACCGTGCCACTGAAGATCCTTTCTCGATAGATGGCTGACAAATCCAATACCGTCACATTGACCGTCAACGGTCTCGATTTCGCTGGATGGACCGACGTCCGAATTTCGGCGGGTATCGAACGGCAGGCGCGCGATTTCGAGCTCGCAATCACGTGGAAGTGGCCCGGTAGTGGCGACGTGCCGCGGCAGGTCAAGCAGGGCGACCGATGCGAGGTGCGTATCGGGTCCGATCTGGTGCTGACCGGATACGTGTTCTCGACGCCGATCCGGTACGACGCCGCATCGCTGACATGCGGCATCGCGGGACGATCGCTCACGGCTGACCTTGTCGACTGCGGGGCGGACAACAAGCCGTCGCAGTGGCGGGGGCAGCGCGTGGGCCGGATCGTCGAGGCGCTGGCCGCGCCGTACGGCGTGAAGGTCGTCGACGAATCGGGGGATGCAGGAACGCTGGCCGATCACACGATCGAGCCCGGCGAAACGGTGTTCGATTCGATCGATCGGCTGTTGCGGCTGTCGCGGTTGCTATCGACCGACGACGAGCACGGGCGCCTGGTCATTGCCGAGCCGGGGAGCGCCGGCAAGGCGTCCGACAAGCTCGAGCTCGGCGCCAACATCAAGGACGGCGATGCGCCGCTCGATTTCTCGCAGGTGTTTTCCGAGTACGTGTGCAAGGGGCAGCGCAGCGGAACCGACGAGGCATTCGGTATCGCGGTCAGCGAGATTGAGGCGCGCGTGGCGGATCCGCGTATCGCGCGGCATCGGACGATGGTGATGCGCGAGGCCGGGCAGATGACCACCGATCTCGCGCGGCAGCGCGTCCAGTGGGAAAGCGAGAACCGGATCAGCAAGGCGCTGGCGACGACCTACAAGGTGCAGGGTTGGCGACAGTCGAACGGCCAGATCTGGCGACACAACCAGATCGTCCGTGTCGTCGATTCGATCATCGGCTTCGATCGCGACATGCTCGTCGTGGAAATTGAATATTCGCAAAGCAATGCCGAAGGGATGCTCACGAAGCTGACGGTCGCTCCGCCGGACGGCTTCGCGGCCGAGCCATTGACGAAGCGGAAGAAGGTCAAGGGCAAGAAGAAAGGCAAGGATAACTTTGAATTCCTGCTGCCGCCAGATTGGGAGAAGCAATGAGCAAGTTGGGTGTGTGGCTGGTTCGCGGGGTCGTGTCGCTCGTGAATTCGGCCTCGAAGATGCAGACGTTGCAGACGCGGTTGATGGCGGGCGGGGTGAAGGATGGGGTCGAGCATTTCGAACCGTACGGGTTCACGTCGCATCCGATGGACGGCGCCGAGGCGATTGTTGGTTTTCTCGGCGGCGACTCGTCGCACGGCGTGGCATTGGTCGTGGCCGATCGCCGGTTTCGCCCGCTGAACCTCAAGCCCGGGGAGGTTGCGATTTTCACGAGCGAGGGCGACAGCCTGATTTTCCGCAACGGCCGCATCGCCGAGCTGACAACGGGGACGTTCAGGGTGAACGCCTCCGAAAAAATCGAATTCAATTCGCCGATCGTGGAGGCGTCGGAGCAGGTTGTCGCAAAGGGACGTCTGACCGCGCAATCTGGCATGGCCGTGCGCGCGGGCGACGGCGGTGGAGATGCGGCGACGTTCGATGCACCCATTCGCACGCCGGACGTCATCGTCGACGGCAAGAGCACGGCGCGGCACCGTCACGCGGAGACCGGCGGCATTACGGAAGAAATGCAATGAGCGACGCACGAGAAGCGATGTTGCGGCGCGCGGTCGAGATCAGTCTGTTCACATGGCGACGTGCGGAGCCCGGCGATCCGCTCGACGACGACGAGCGAATGGGATGGTGGGGCGACAGTTTCCCGGACGTTGCCGGCGATCGAATCGGCTCTCGATTGTGGTTGTTGCGCCGACAGGTGTTGACCGCGGAAGTGCTGCGCCGTGCGGAGGAATACTGCCGCGAAGCCCTGCAGTGGATGGTCGACGATGAAATCGTGACAGCGATCAGCGTCAGCGTGAAACGCGCGGCGGGTGTCGGGCGTGCGGCAACAGAGCGAGCCATCGGGGAGATTGTCCTGTCCGACGATCGCGACGGGCCGCTCACCATCAACTTCGACGACATGTGGAGAATTTTCGATGACTTTTCCGTTGCCGACGCTGCCTGAGCTGATTGAGCGGGTGGGCGGCGATCTGACATCTGCCGCGGACGGCGCGCTGCGGCGCTCGGATCAGCGCGCGCTTGTGCGGGTCCACTCGGGAGCCAGCCACGAAATGCACGGCTATCTCGGATGGACGGCACGGCAAATTCTGCCGGACGAGTGCGACGAGGAGATGCTGTTGCGCCACGCGCGCCTGCGGCTCGCGGTGCCGCGCAAAGACGCTGCGGCCGCGGCCGGCGTCGTATCGGCCAGCGGGGCGGAAGGGAAAACCATCGACGCGGGCGCCCTGCTGCAGGCGGACGACCAGCGACGATACGTGGTCGTCGAGACCGCAACGATTCGAGCCGGAACCGCGAAGGTTCAAGTGCGAGCCGTGGATGCGGGGATCGTCGGCAACATTGGCGCCGGCGTGCGGTTGCGGTTTATTTCGCCAGTTGTCGGCGTATCGGACACGGTCGTGGTGCTGGATCCCGGAATTTCGGGCGGCACGGATCAGGAATCGGTCGAGCGATTGCGACAACGGGTCATTCGGTCGTATCGCCTCGTGCCTGACGGCGGGAACGGAGACGATTACGTGACATGGGCGCTCGAGGTGCCCGGCGTTACGCGCGCGTGGTGCCGACCGCACTACATGGGGCTCGGTACGGTCGGCGTCTTTTTCATGCGCGACGACGACCTCAACCCCGTTCCGGATGAGCAAGCGTGTGCGACGGTGAAGGCGTATATCGAGCGGCAGCGGCCAGTGACGGCGGAGTTATACGTGCTTGCGCCGAAGCCGCGCGCGATCGATTTTGATATTCGACTTTCGCCGGACGATGAGGCAACGCGCACGGCCGTTGTGGAAAGCCTATCCGATTTGTTGGAACGGCAGGGGGCACTCGGCGTGACCGTACTTGAATCGCATCTCAGACAGGCGATCAGCGGTGCGCGCGGCGAGCGTGATCACAAGCTGCTGCAACCGATCGACGACGTTGCCTTGCAGCCGAATGAGATTCCGGTGATGGGAGCCGCGAAATGGCAATGAAAGACGAGGCGGACTATCTGCAGATGCTCCGTGCGTTGCTGCCGCCCGGTCCCGCATGGAGCGACGAGCTCGCGCCGCAGGTGCACCGCGTGCTCGCCGGCCTGGCTCCGGAATTCCTGCGCATCGACGCCCGTGCACGCGCGCTGCTGGACGAGATGGACGCCGCGACGGTGCGCGAGCTCGTGCCGGGTTGGGAGCGCGTCTGTGCGTTGCCGGACGAATGTCTCGGGCCGGCGCAGTCCTTCGAAGATCGGCAGCGCGAAGTGCGCAACCGATTGCTGGGCGTTGGTGGTCAACGCATCGCGTATTTCGAATCGCTCGCACGTGAGAACGGCTATCCGGACGCCCGGATCGAGGAACACCGCGCTCCGCGGTTTGGGCGGTCGCGATTCGGTGTGTCTCGCTTCGGTTCGTGGGCGCAGCAGTACATCTGGACGATGCACATGGGGCGGCGGCGCAGCGACGGTCGCCGCTGGGGCGTGACGGTTTGGGGCGAGCGGTTCGGGCGCAATCCGAATAGCGGCATCGAGTGCTACATCCGGCGTCATGCGCCGGCGCATACGTTGGTGATTTTTGACTACGAGGTATAGGGATGGATTATCCAAAGAGCGTGCCGGGTGTTGGCCTGGTGGATGGGAAGTTCGTCGACGAGAATCCCGGTGCCGGGCAGGTCGGCTCGTTGATTCCGTCAAAGTGGGGGAACGACCTGACGGACGAAGTGCTCAACGTGCTGCGGGAAGCTGGCATCAGTCCCGACGAAGCGACGACGACGCAATTGCGCGATGCGGTGCTCGCGATCGCCCAGCGTTCCGTGACGATTGCGAGTCAAGCGGAGGCCGAGGCGGGTAAGGACAACACGAAGCTGATGACGCCGCTGCGCGTCGCACAGGCCACGGCGAAGAAGCAGGATGCATTGGGCTATACCCCGGTTCAGCAGGGGACTGGCATCGGACAAGGTCCGAACATTGTAAAACTCGGTTGGGCGAAGGATGGCAGTGGCGTGCTCATCACTGTCGACAATACCGACTTCGGTGCCGTCGCACTTGCCAAGCAACTTGCTGCGTATGTGACGCAGCAGTGGGTGCAGGGATACGCCGTCAGCATCGCCGCCCCGCGGATGCAGGACCGCCCGGTGGTTGGCCGGGACGGTTGGCAGGCCGATTTCGCGCTTCAGAACCGGAGGCAGGGCCAAAACGTGACGACCTACCTCCGCGCGCGAGATGGCGGTGGGCTCGAGATTATCAACAACGCGTACAACGGCGTTCAGTGGAACGTCAGCGACGGTGGCGAAACGTGGCAGTCGGGCAACCTGCATGTGGGCGGCACGGTGCTGCAAACGGATGGCAACCTTCTCTGTAGTTTCCGTGGCGCATGGTTGAACTCGATTCTTGATGATCTCTACGCCCGCTCCGAAAATCGAGCGGTTGCAGGCGCGCGCGTGCAGTGGGATTCGGGCGTAGCCGAATGGGGAATTATGGATATCGGTATCAATATCCCCGCGCATACGATCGACATCCCTGCGCCATGGGTGATGATGGGTATGCGCAAAGAGGCAAACAACACGCGCTGCTATCTGCGCGGCGTCGTTCTTCGTAATCAGTAGGAGGGGAGTATGGCAGTGACTTACGTGCACAATCATATGATCGCAGCGATCAAGAAGTTGTATCCGGGTGCATTGCACGGCGTGGATTTTCTCGTTGGTCACCCCGTTGATCCGGAGACAGGGGAGCTCACCGGTTTGCCTTGGATCGCGGCGTGGCGGCTACCTGAACCGCAGCCGGCTGATGAGCTGATCCACAAGGAGTTTGCGGACAACGAGCGGGAATTTCGAGCAGTGGTTATTCGCGAGCAGCGCGATGCGTGCCTACGCGACTCCGACAGCCGAACCGCGGTCCCTCCGGATGCTCCTGCGTCCGTTAAGGAGAACGCCGCCCTTTGGGCGGAGTACCGTCAGAAGTTGCGCGACATCCCAACACAATCCGAGTTTCCCTTCAAGGTGGATTGGCCGGAGGCGCCCCCGGCGTAAGGGTGTGCAGTGTCGGGGAGGCTGGATAGTGCGACTACGCTACAATCCGGCCGACATGAGCTAAAGCTGTCGACTGGCCGACGACAGGACCAATAAACCTCAAAATTGTAGACCGTGAAGCTTTCCCGAATACCCGAGCTTGATCTGCTTCGGTTCATTGCCGCACTTGCTGTAGTGTTTTTTCACTTTGCATTTCGGGGCTATGCAGCCGATGACCTGACCATCATGCACTATCCGCCATTGGAGCCTATCTCTCGGTACGGCTTCCTCGGCGTGCATCTGTTCTTCATGATCAGTGGGTTCGTCATTCTCATGACGGCCGGCGATGCGAGTATCAAGAAATTTATTGCGTCCCGCGCGGCTCGCCTACTGCCGGCATTTTGGGTTTGTTGCACGGTCACATTCCTTGTAACGCTTGCAATTGGTGGTGGCCGGTTTACAGCAACATGGCCGCAATACATGGTCAACATGCTGACGCTCGGCGGCGGATTCGGGGCCGACCCGATCGACGGCGCGTATTGGTCGCTCGGGGCAGAACTCCGGTTCTACAGATTGGTCGCGATTCTGATCATCGTCGGCCAAATTGGTCGTTCAGAGCGATGGCTGTTCGCATGGTTGATCGGCACGGTGCTCGTGGAAGCATTCCCGTTCATCAAGCTCAAGACTTTCCTTGTGACAGACTACGCTGGCTTTTTCATTGCTGGAGCGGCGTGCTTCCTCATTCGCGCACACGGACTATCGCGCTCGCTCATAGTGCTGCTATGTGCCTCGTGGGCGCTATCGCTATATCACGAATTCCAGTTGCTGCCGTACTTCAGTGAACACTTTGGACTGGACTTGAACCCGGTGATCATCGGTATTGTGATGACGTCTTTTTTCGTGATGCTGCTTGGGCTCGCGCTTCGTCGAACGCCGATCCTTCGCAGTCTGCGATGGGCTTGGCTCGGTGCAATCAGCTACCCGCTTTACCTCATCCATCAGAACGTCGGTTACATGCTTTTCAACTCGATTGATGCAACCGTGAATAGCGATGTGCTGTTCTGGGGCGTTATCGCAGCGACCGTCGCGTTTGCATTGACGGTGCACATTGCCGTTGAGAAACCTGTCGGACGGCCGCTGAGAAACGGAATCGTGCTTGGGCTTGATGTGCTTCACAGCTGGGCTTCAACCGCGCTTCGGGGCCGAATGCGCCAGTAATGCTGCGCGTTTCTACATGACATCTATTTTGCCGCCTTCGGGCGGCTTTTTCGTTTACGGGGATTCGATGCAAGACCACGAAAAGACGATTCTGGAGCTGATCATCATGGGTGGATTGATTGGTGTCGCGAAGGTACTGGTCGGCAGCGAACAGCTGACGTTCCGGCTTGTAGCCGGCAGGGCGGTATTGGGATCGGCGACGTCAATGGTTGCCGGATTGGCGCTGTTGCAGATCCCTGATCTGCCACCGATCGCGCTGCTCGGTCTTGGTAGCGCGCTTGGCATCATCGGGTCGCAGTACCTGGAGGTGCTGCTGCGTCGAAACGCGAAGCGGTTTTTCGGGGAGAAGTGACGATGGCGCGTATTACTGTTGCCGCAGCCGGCGGTCGGAATCGCGTCGCGTTCATCGACATGATCGCCGTGAGCGAGATCGGCTCGGAACTGCTGTCGAAGTCGGACGACGGCTATAACGTGCTCGTCGGCTCGACGCCGTTGCGCCCGCTGCTGTTCTCCGGCTATGCGGTGCATCCGAACGTGCTCAACCGGCAGATCCCGGTGCCGTCGACGGCAGCCGGCCGCTACCAAATCCTCGCGCGCTGGTGGCGGATCTATCAGGCGCAGATGAAGCTGCCGGACTTCGGTCCGATCTCGCAGGACCGGTATGCGTTGCAGCAGCTGCGCGAGCACGGTGCACTGCAGTTGATTGACGCTGGCCGATTCCGCGAGGCGGTGGCGAAGGTGTCGAACGTATGGGCGAGCTTGCCGGGGGCCGGATACGGCCAGCACGAAAACAAGATCGAACATTTGCTGGCCGCGTACTGCGCGGCCGGAGGGGAGGTGGTCGCATGACGTGGATCGATCCGCGTATCTGGCTGCTCGTTGTCGCCGGCGTCGTCGCCGGTTCGGCGGGCGGGTATTTCAAGGGGCACCGTGATGCAGACCAGTCCGCCAAGATGGCCGATCAGGCCAAGCAGATTGACGATCTGCGGGCTGAACGTGATGAATTCGGCCGCCGGCTGGCGGCGCAACAGGAGATCGCAAGCAATGCTGCGAAAGAACGTGATCAGGCACGCGCTGATGCCGCTGTTGCCGATGGTGTTGCTGACGGCCTGCGCAAGCAGGTCGCCGGACTCGTGGCCGACGCTCGACGTGCCGGCGCTGCGGCCGGAAGCCCGGCAACCGGCGACGCCCTCGATCTGCTTGCCGACTTGTTCGGCCGGGTTGACGAGCGCGCGGGAGAGCTGGCGAAGATCGCTGACGAGCGAGGCATCGCCGGCCAACAGTGCGAGCGCAGTTATGACGCGTTGATCGGCGATACGCAATTCAATCGGCCGCGATAACGCGGCACCGAGACCGAGCGGTCTCGAGAGAAACAGGGCGACCGACGGGCGTGCGGCAACACGCTCCTCGGTCGCCTTTCCACTGTCTACGCCAGTGAATCGGCCAAGGCCCTGCTACCTACCGGTAGGCGGGCCGGATTCTACACCAAGTTTAAAAACGGCTTTCACAATGGCAAATCCCATCATTCCTTGGATCGGCGGCAAGCGCCGTCTCGCTGACCATATCATTCCGCGCTTTCCGGCACACGACTGCTATGTGGAGGTGTTCGCGGGCGGCGCAGCCCTGTACTTTCTGCGTCCTCCGGCAAAGGTTGAAGTGATCAACGACGTCAACGGCGAGCTGATCAACCTGTATCGCGTCGTGCAGCATCACCTGGAGGAATTCGTGCGTCAGTTCAAATGGGCGCTGACGAGCCGGCAGGTGTTCGAATGGCTCAAACAAACGGTCCCTGAAACGCTCACCGATATCCAGCGTGCAGCGCGGTTCTATTACCTGCAGAAAAGTTGCTTTGGGGCGAAGCTCGAAGGGCAGACGTTCGGCACCGCGACGACAACGCCGCCCGGCCTGAATCTGCTGCGCATTGAGGAGGAGCTTTCAGCGGCGCATCTGCGGCTCGCAAACACATTCGTGGAGCGGCTGGATTGGGCGGCATGTATCGATCGATATGATCGGCCGCATACGCTCTTCTACCTGGATCCTCCGTACTACGAGACGGAGGGGTACGGCGTGGCATTCCCGTTCGGCGAGTACGAAAAGATGGCGCGGCGTTTGCGGTCGTTGAAGGGGCGAGCGATCGTGAGCCTGAACGATCATCCCGAAATTCGGCAAGCGTTCGCCGGCTTCTACATTGAGACGGTGCCGATCCTCTATACGGTCGGCGGTGGTAAGGGCGTCCAGCGCAACGAGCTGATTATTTTCAGTTGGGATGCAGGCGCCCAGCCGGCAGGACTGTTCTGATTCGATTGGGCGCTAGGCGGAGGTCATGTGCTCGGCGCCCGCGAAGATTCGGCGTGGGCCCATTGCTGTGTTGCATAAGGGTTTGGTCGTGTTTCTCGGTCACGGACAGAATTTGAGTCCATCGGCAGAAAAAGGAGAGACGAGCGACCCTAGTTCAAAGACGTACAAAACGATAAGCCCCTCCAGGGTAGAGGGGCGATTCGACTTAGAGGTTAAGCTACTTCACGCTTCAGGATCTGAATTATTTCGTCTGCACTTAGAGGACGAGTGCCATCAAGGCGATCGCGAATCGGCGCGAAAACTTGCAGCATTTTCTGATAGCGGTCGACGCAGGGCATGTGCGAATTGAAGGCGCGGCCCTTAAAATTCGTGAAGCGATTTAGCTTCTCGACAAGGAAGCGTGCAATGGACATATATTCCGTTTCGTTGTTTCCGTCAAAACCCTCGAATTTTGCGATCCCAAACGGAACTTCTGCTTCGACTCGTTCCTTGTCTCGGTCAGACAGGTTGGCGCATCCATGTTCAACAAAATACCACATGTCAAGGACATCGGTGACAAATGAGACTTTTGGTGGGGTTGGGGACATCGAGTCCCCGAAAATTCCTTGATATTGCCATTCGAGTGCCCAAAGATGATCGTTAAATACGGCCTCTTTAACGAATTCTGGGTCGATGTCTCGATTAATGTCAAGTTGTTCCATAACTTCACAAAGCATGACCGTAATCAATTTCTCTGCATTTGTCATTTTCATGGCCTACCTCTAGTGGTGAATAAATTATAGTGTCTATCCAATGGGGAGGGGTGATTTAGGTTGCATATTGCCTTCAGTAGAAGTCGGCAGGGCGTCTATATCAGAGCGCGTGCGCAACCCAGTCGTCTCATTGCTTAAATACAAACGTTGGTCGGGCGTGTTTGCCTAACAATTCATAGATCGTCATGGTTTTAATGTTTCCGATCTTCGTTGCTGCATCCGGAATTGGGACTTCGCGCCTTTTGTCAGGTTGGGAAAGCTCCTGGGTGACGAGAATATGGCCGTATGCGCGCGCATAGGCGAGAAGGAAAGCGTCGGCGCGATGTGCTTCGGCAAATCTCTGTAGAGCTGCCTTCTGGTAGTGAGTGTCAGTGCTTGCCCACGTCATGATGTTGGCATATTCACGCATTACTGTGCTGTCGCCTACATCATCAAGAAAGAAATCTGACGGCATCGCTTCTGCCCATTGTCGCGCTTCATCCTCCTTCTTTGCAGCTAGCAACTCTGCGCGCACTTTGCCGATGCTGTAGATGATGCCGCTGTCGTATCCTGCATTGATCCAATCCCAGAATCCTTTGCAGAACGCAAACTGATAATGGAAATTCTTCCCCTGAATGAAAACGTTGGAGTCGATGATGTAACGTTCAGCCATTTTCGCTGCGCCCCCGTGCCAACGAAACAACAGTATCCGGTTTGACGTTTAATAAATTGGCGGCGTCGCGTAATAGCGTTTTGCCGCTCATGGCGCTTGCTACAATTGTTCTGGTAAATCGTTTGCTATTTCGAATTGGGATGGTAATTAATGCGCTTGGTTTCCCTTTTGGCTTTCTTTTCTTGGAATTTTGTGCAACTAGCTGGTATTGTTGTTGACTGATGAGTCCGCTATCCAGCGCGCGGCGAGCGATGACGACTTTGCTAACGCGAAAGTAAGCTGCGACAGTATCGAGAGATTCGATGCCTTGCCACCGACTCTGGAACACGTGAGAGGGGACCAGTATATCCGCAGCGACCCGATTGCAGAGGCGCTCAACTGGATTGCCAATGTTGGTCGGTGGAAGATCGGACACGCCGGTCACGCCGAGCCAGATATGGGCAATTTCGTGGATGAGCGTAAACACCGCAGCAACCTCGACATCGTTTCCGTTGACGAATGCCACTGGTGCATATCTGTCTGCAATCGCGAATCCGCGAAATTCATTCTCGGATATCGAGCGCCGCGTATTCGATTTTACGTAACTCGTTTTAAAAACCAAAATCCCTCTTGCTTCGGCCTTTTTGCTGAGCGCGCTGAAATATGCGCCGGCGTCCGGACTGGTGCGTCGATCATCATCGGACAGTGCTAGCTCGCGCTGAATGTCTCGCGCAACTTCCGGAGCGGTTGCGGTTTTGGCGTGGAATCTGCCGACAAAGGGGATTTCGCCTGCGCCAACGTCCGACAGATACTCGACGAACCATTGTTGCTTGGCGATTATGTCTTCGAGAGTCTCGTAAAAGTTGGTGCTGAGCGGGAGGGACTCCTGCATTTGGCGGAGATCCGGGATACGCGGCTTCTCGTACGCCGGGGGAGCGTCGAGAAACAGGAACCCAAACGGAATTCCCGCCCGCTTCGCCAAGCGTTCCGCCTGCGTGACGGTAAGTTTGCCGTCGACAATTGCAGCTCGATCACGGTCTCGCTTTGCGACGTCTTCAGCGAAGGACTGTAGCGATTCGCCGGCCATGTTGGCTGCCCACGCTACGACTTCGCGAGAAAGTGCGAGGGTCCCCACTTTTTAGTGCCCGATCATGTTTGTAAAGTGATAGTGTAATCGAACGGTGTGCGATCGACTTCCGAGCCTAACGATCCATGCTCCTTCGCCTAGATCATCCGGCACCGAAAGCGAATTTGCAACATCGGGACGGCCATATCGTTGTCGCGCTAGATGGGGGAGGGCGCGTAGCTTTTGGCGTAGCTTTTGTTGTCGATGTAGCGTTTACAACGAAATTTGTTTCTTCGAAGAGAACGAGTAACACGATCGACTGGCTCAGAGGAGCCAGAACCAACAAATCAAAAAATTGTAGATCGTGAAGCTTTCTCGAATCCCCGAGCTTGACCTGCTTCGGTTCGTCGCCGCACTTGCTGTAGTGTTTTTTCACTTTGCATTTCGGGGCCATGCGGCCGACGACCTGACCATCATGCATTATCCGCCGCTGGAGCCGATGTCTCGGTACGGCTTCCTCGGCGTGCATCTGTTCTTCATGATCAGCGGGTTCGTCATTCTCATGACGGCCGGCGATGCGAGCATCAAAAAATTCATTGCGTCCCGTGCGGCTCGTCTGCTGCCGGCGTTTTGGGTTTGTTGCACGGTCACTTTCTTCGTGACGCTCGCAGTTGGCGGGAACAGGTTTACGGCGACATGGCCGCAATACATCGTCAACATGCTGACGCTCGGCGGCGGGTTTGGGGCCGATCCGATCGACGGCGCATATTGGTCGCTCGGTGCAGAACTGCGGTTCTACAGATTGGTCGCGATTCTGATCATCGTCGGCCAAATTGGCCGTTCAGAGCGATGGCTCTTTGTATGGTTGATCGGCACGGTGCTCGTGGAGATATTCCCGTTCATCAAGCTCAAGACTTTCCTGGTGACGGATTACGCTGGCTTCTTCATCGCTGGCGCGGCGTGCTTTCTCATTCGGGCGCATGGGCTGTCGCGCTCACGTGTCGTGCTGCTATGTGCCTCGTGGGCACTATCTCTGTATCACGAATTCCAGTTGCTGCCATCCTTTAGCGAACACTTTGGACTGGACCTGAACCCGGTGGTCATCGGTATCGTGATGACGTCTTTTTTCGTGGTGCTGCTTGGGCTCGCGCTTCGTCGAACGCCGATCCTTCACGGTTCGCGATGGGCCTGGTTCGGTGCAGTTAGCTATCCGCTTTACCTGATTCATCAGAACGTCGGTTACATGCTATTCAACTTGACCGACGCAACGGCGAATAGCGACGTGCTGTTTTGGAGCGTTATCGCGGCGGCCATCGCGTTTGCATTGATGGTGCACGTAGCCGTCGAGAAACCGCTCGCACGGCCGCTGAGGAACGGAATCGTGCTTGGGCTTGATGCGCTTCACAACTGGGCTTTAACTGCGCATCGGAGCCGAATGCGCCAGTAA